TTCTAAGAAAAAACTGTTCGATGAATTCACATCACGAATGAAACTGAATACTGGTGAAATAACCGAAGTGAAGAAAGCACTCACCGAACATTGTGAGAAATGTAATATTGCGCGAGAAGAGTCGTGCGATGAAGGAATACTGGTGTGTCCAGTATGTGGCTCAGAAGAATATATGTTGGTGGTATCTGACCTTCCATCGTTCCGAGATCCTCCCAAAGAACGTAATAATTATGCGTACAAGAAAATTAATCATTTGAATGAAATTTTGAATCAGTTCCAAGCAAAAGAGTCTACTATAATTCCAGCGGAAGTTATGAACGAAGTTATATGTGAAATCCGTAAACGCCGAATCCAGAACGTCGCCGAACTTACCGAGAAAGATATGCGCGAAATCCTAAAGAAGTTGAACCGGTCAAAGTATTATGAGCATGCTACTCATATTATTTCTAGATTGAACGGTAACCCTCCACCTACCATCACTCCTGAAATTGAAGAAAAAATAAGAGCTATGTTCCAAGAAATTCAAGCTCCGTTCCTTATTTATTGCCCCGATGACCGAACTAATTTTTTGTCCTATTCGTACATTTTGTACAAGTTCTTTGAGTTGCTGGAGTTGGACGAGTACAAGGTTTACTTTCCTCTACTTAAAAGCCGCGACCGTCTGATTTCGCATGACCAGATATGGAAGAAGATTTGTGAGTATTTGCACTGGCAGTTTATTGAGAGTATTTAGGCGGAAAACGAATGTCCTTGTGAAAATAGGAAGAAGTGTACTATGGATATTCAGCAAGGCGATTGTCTTGACTTGCTTAAAACTGTGACTGCGAAAAGCATTCAGACCATATATTTGGACCCACCATTCAATAGCGGCAGAACGTATAAAATGGACGCTCACGGCGGAGTTGGGTTCGAAGATAAATGGACAGATGAATCCTACCGGGAATTTGTAATTTCTGTTATTGATGCATGCATTCCTCTTCTGAAACCTAATGGCTCTCTATTCTTCCATATTTCTGCCGACCAAATGTTCATTCCAGAATGTGTACTTCGTGAAAAGTTTCGAGACGTTGTTCCTATTTTCTGGAAACGGTGTCGCTCAAAAAATAACGTGAAACATAGTTTGGGTGCGAGCATCGATGTTATCTTCTGGTGCTGTCTGTCTCCGAAACGCAAATTTAATATGGTCTACCAGCCAAAAGATGAATACTACGAGAAAAATTCGTTCAAGAATTCCGATTCCCGTGGCCATTTCGCTTTGGGTCATTTGGTCTGCGATAAAACGATGAAGGGACATTCATACGAATTTGAAATTGGTGGGAAAACATTCAATCCATCTAAACACTGGCGAATTTCAAAATCGGACCTTGAAAAGTTGCGTGATGATGATAGATTGTACGTTCCTAAAAAGGCAGGGTCGAATCTTTACAAGAAAATATACCTTCACGAAAGTCATGGGAAACCAGCTATGGATTTATGGGACGATGTGTTCTCTATTGCCCAAGGTTCGGAGGAACGTAAATATCCTACCGCCAAACCTCTGAAACTGTTGGAACGTATAGTGGATATGACTACGGATGAAGGAGATGTAGTACTTGACCCAATGGCTGGTTCGGGAACTACAGGGGTGGCGTGTAAAAATAAAAATAGGAAGTGTATTATGTTTGATAAGAATCCTGATGCTATCGCAATAATTAGAGAACGATTTAGTTCATAGAATAACCGCCTTAACAGTTGATAGAAGAGCCTTTACTGCATCTTGTTGAATTTTAATACTTGGACGTGACGTCTTATTTTTAGTTGATTGGCCAAGTAAAGCACCTACACCATTGTTGAGAACGTATCGTAGTCTCAGAGTAGTATCCTTTTCTACTGTTCCACGAATCCTCCAAATTTTAGCCGAACCCTTTGCCCTCATCTGTCGTAGTTCAAACTTGTCTCCTTCCTGAATTCGGAACGCGTCAATCTCTGAATGGGGAAACATATGCATTTTTCCAGCCGCACGAATCAACATCCATCTGGGTGATCGTAATATACACGTCTCTATAATCCCCTTAATCTGGTCAGAGTTTATCGACATTAATTTATCTTGAAGTATGCGTGTTACGAGAGGTCTTGCTTCCTCCACAGACTTCACTTCATCCTTGATTTTCTTTAGGGAATCCTTTACATCTGCATCGTCAAAGTATGCCTTGACTGCAGTCGTGTTAATGTAATCAATCGTTCCCTTCTGGTGATTTTTCACCGAAATCGAGGCTACAACTTCGTCGTTTTTCACAATATCAATATCGGAAACCGTTTGAGTCCCTCCTCTATGCCGAAAGACGATATCCTCACCATACAGCGGTATAAGAAAGGAAGGTACATGACTATTCAAGTAATCGACAATATCCTTTTCTGCCTTTACCCCGGAATGATGGTTACGACCATCGGTCGGAAACACCATATTGTATGGTGTGTATCACTTATATGTGCGACTTCCGTTTTCACATTATTTTCTTCATGAATATCATATCAATGAGTGTTGGTCGATGGGGGTATCATCTAATTATAGATGCAGCCTCTTGTGCACCTTCGGCAATTCGTTGCTCCAAAAATATTGAACGGTTCTCAAATACACTCGTAAAAAGAATTGATATGGTTCCATACGGCAAACCACAAATTGTAATGTTTGGATCAGGAAATAAGAAAGGATATACACTTGTACAGCTCATTGAGACGTCAAATATCACCGGGCATTTCGTAGAAGAAACCAATGACTTGTACTTGGACGTTTTTTCGTGCAAGAAGTTTGATATCAATACGGTAGAATCAATTTTACGAAGCTACTTTTCCCCCAACAATGTAAAAACTAAATACCTCGAACGCTTTGCTGAACGCAAAGATGAACCGTCGTGGTAGAGACATACAACCACATCATCAACAACAACATAAACAGCGTGTTCAAATGAACTTCGCAGTTTGGGTTGTGTACGTTTTCAATCAAGATACGATTAGTATGCATCCGTGCTTCCTGGGCACGTTTCATGAGGATCATTGGCCGGAATACAATCTCCTGACGGGCAAGATTTGTATCCCTTCTGGCACGGTGGTGCAACTTCAGTTGGAGGATTCTCAAACCGTTCACGCATCATTGGTTCGAGAAATTTGTACAGGAAATAGTTGAGAACCGCAAATACTAGACCGTGAACAACCGCACGAACTTTCAGAGAAGCTCCAGCCGGGAATGAAACCACGACTCCGGGAACTAGTAGAACAAAAAGAACGAGTTTGAGAACTAGGTTTAGCCACATTTATTTATACCCCAGAAAGAACTACCGATGTCCGCCAATCGCGACGCAATCTTCGTTGGGACCGACCATCTGGTATCCCGGTGGGCATGTAGCTCCGTAATTACCCATATGTTCCTTGATTTTAGTCCAGTAGTAATGCATCACGAAGCCAGTGACTACTGCGAACAATACACCGTGAACTAGCAGAACTGTCCACTTGGACGCAGTCTTTGAGGGTAGAGTCACCAGAACTCCGGGAACGAACGCTGCAAATAACAAGACTGCGAGAACTGAGCTGATGAGGTCCATTTATAAACTCTACATAAATGTTTTCCGGACCCAATTGCGATCGGTACGAAATGTCTTTGATTTGCCTTTTGATGTACGTTTCGTGTACGTTGAAGCCGCATTCAGTTTGCGGAAGGTTGAGAGTGCGCCGTACGATTTCACGGCTTTATTTAACGCACGATGCCGAGCCGTTCGTGATTTCGTAACAGCGTATCCTTTGCGAACAAGTTTGCCTTCTTTTAACGGACCAATTCCAGGACCATGTTTTAATGCCCAATTGCCGGGCGCACCCATATCGCGTCGGATAGTTTTCTTACCACCCATAATCGAACATCCGGCCATTTTGTATGAACGCAATATCATATTCATATTCATATTCTGAGAGTTGAACAATAGAATGAGTGGAACGTGTACTAGGTCGGTGCGCTTTGAGTTTCGTAACCGACCTGCGAGTTGGTGGGTAATAAACAATCCAGTGCTTTTACCCGGTGAACCGGGTGTAGAGAGCGATACTGGTCAACTTAAAATAGGAAATGGTGTGAGCACATGGTCTGCTCTTCCATACGTTGGTACTGGTACTGGCGGCGGTGGTGGAAGTACCGGTCCAACCGGTCCAACTGGACCTGTAGCTCCAGCAATTGGATTTGACGGTGGAAATGCTATGTCCGATTATTCCGTGGTAGGCCCCAAACTAGATTGTGGAACAGCGCAATAGTATTGTATTAGTCTTAGTGTTTACTTATAATAAGGAATGCCGTACATTCAATTCCAGTTACGGCGCGACCGTGCTGCCGCATGGACGACATATAATCCTGTATTAGCCCAAGGTGAATTTGGATATGAATTAGAAACCGGGTACTTGAAACTGGGAACGGGCACAACCGGATGGAATGGACTTCCATATTATCATACTATTGGTCCAACGGGATACACTGGGTATACTGGAGTTACTGGTTCTACAGGATATACTGGCTTTACAGGTTATACTGGAGCTGCAGGAAGTACAGGGTACACTGGTGTTACGGGATACACCGGCTACACAGGCTATACAGGAGTTACAGGGTACACAGGCTATACAGGAGTTACAGGGTACACTGGTTATACCGGCTTTACAGGCTACACTGGTTACACTGGTGTTACGGGATACACCGGCTACACAGGCTATACAGGAGTTACAGGGTACACAGGTTACACTGGATTTACAGGATACACTGGTTATACAGGTGTTACAGGCTATACAGGAGTTACAGGGTACACAGGTTACACTGGATTTACAGGATACACTGGTTATACAGGAGTTACAGGTTTTACCGGATATACGGGATATACTGGCTATACCGGAGTTACAGGATATACCGGAGTAACAGGGTACACTGGCTTTACAGGAAGAACCGGTTACACAGGCTTTACTGGGTACACGGGTTACACCGGTCCTGCAGGGTCTACGGGTATTGCGACTCTTATAACTGACCCCAATACAGTTTTGTATTTGGGTCAAATAGGTTATTCTACCACCGGTTCTATGGCTGCTATTCCAACGATGCAGATGGGGAATGTTGCGCGGGTCGATGCAGTTTATGGTAACGATTCAACAGGTACTGTGGGTGGGCTACCTTATGCGTCAGTCCAGGCTGCAGTCACGGCCGTAGGTTCATCAACTGGAAAAACAATTTGGGTTCTGCCGGGAACGTACAACCTTTCTGCCGGAATCGCAGTTCCATCCGGATGTGCCTTGCGTGGCCTTAATATCCAAACCACAACAATTCAAATGTTGGGGGTCACAGCAGATACAACGTTGCTAACTATGGGTGAGAACTGTCGCGTAGAAGATTTGAGTTTGAAACTCACGTCTTCTGGACATTATACGCTCAAAGGTATTTATTTCGGCGGTTCGTCTTCCGTAACGTCAAAGTTACGCACATCGACAGTAACAGTAGATAATTCGGCGGCAGTGTATACTGGTACTTCCAATGTTTATGGCGTAGAATGTGGGGGTACAGGAACTTTAGGGTCTGGAACATTCTCGTTCAATTGCTTGAAGGGGTCAACTATCAACGTTTCCTCGAACGGCAATGGTAAGAAACGAGGAGTTTTAATTAGCAATACTAACATTGTGACGACGCGCGATACAAATGTATATGTCTCCCAACCTCCTGCCGTAACAGGGCATACTGGTTCGTATGTCGGTGTAGAAACTGCCGATGCCTCAAATGCCGGTTCTATTCAATTACGTTCAACCACAATTGGAACTGTGACGCCAACTGTAGGGCAAACGTATACTGCCTCCGACATTCTGCAAACTAATCCTGCTACAATTACCGATCCTACCTATCTTGCGTCTGCCGGTATTCAGTTAGGACCCGGTGTGGATTTAGTTACAAAAACGGCAGGTGGTGCGCCGTTTTCCACATATATTTACCCTACAACCTTGTTCTATGGAGTTCAAGGAACTATTGGAGGACATAAGGTTGGATATTTATGGCTGGGGACAGTCGCGTTTTCAGGACAATATCCTGACCAAACAACTCCTCCAGCGCGATACCGTGTTCAGCAACCGTTTATTTGTTCTGGAATAACGGTAAATTGCGGAGTAGCTGCCGGAGGAGCGAATACTGTAGTTGTAACTGTATGCAAGAACGCATCAACCGGCGGGTCTTTGAGTGGAGCTACAAGCGTTGCAGTAACTCTTGGATCAACAGATACGTTTGGATCTTATTACAATACATCTGTCAACTTTGCAGCGGGTGATTTATTGAGTGTGTATTTATCTACTGGAGGAAACGCTTTAACGGATGTTTCAGTTCAAGTAGATTGTTTCTAAATATGGATTAGAAGTAAGGTATGGCGTTGTCGTACGAGTACGTCAAGATCGGCGATGGTACTACCAAATGGTCCAATTTGCCATACATTGCAGGTCTTAAAGGCGACCAAGGTTTACAAGGTATTCAAGGTGCCACAGGTCCTACCGGTGCAGCCGGCCAAAATGGAACTTCGGGTGGCTTGACTGTTTTTCTGGATTTGGTATCAAGTACATCTACGATTCCAGGTTCCGGATCAGTTGTTGTGAGTCCAAATACTGGAACTCAGACTGTTCTTACAATCACAGGAAATGATGCTACTCCAAACATTTTACTTGGATCATTCACTAGCGCAAATACTTTTTTTACATCCAAAATTATTCCAACAGGTCTTTGGGATTTGAATGTATATTCTTACTGCACTAATGTTGGGTTGACAGCAAACTTTTACTTCAAAGTGTATGAATACGATTCGGCCGGCACAACTTTAGTTGGAACAATCGCTTCAGGAACGTCGGCTTCATCTACCCGAGTCTTGAACAACGGAACTCCGCAAATCAACGTGTATAGTTTGAACGTTGCGAATTATACTTTGGCAAGCGTATCCAACACTTTGCGTCTGGAAATCTGGGGAACGGTCGCGACATCAAACACGATGTATTTTGCGTTCCGTGATTCTACCCTCACACACGTTCACACCACTCTCGCAGCCACACCTGGCGTAACAGGCCCTCAAGGTCCTACCGGAGTTATCGGCCCCACAGGTACAACAGGCTATACAGGTTACACTGGATACACTGGCGCTACGGGTACAACAGGTTATACTGGTTACACAGGATACACCGGTTACACGGGTTATACTGGTTATACCGGATACACGGGCTATACCGGATACACGGGCTATACCGGATACACTGGATACACTGGCTATACTGGTTACACAGGTTACACAGGTTACACAGGTTACACTGGCTATACAGGTTACACAGGTTACACAGGTTACACAGGATACACTGGATACACTGGATACACCGGATACACAGGATACACTGGATACACAGGTTACACAGGTTACACTGGTTACACAGGTTATACTGGACCTACTGGACCTGGATTTTCGTATGCTGGTACTACGGGAGCAGTAATGTTTTATGGTGGTTCGGGAGTTGGGATTACGGGAAGTTCTATAATTTACAACCCTTCAACCGGAACAACTACATTCGGAGGTAATGTCGATATGGGGTTGTACGATATCAAAAATTTGAGTTCGGAAGGGTTTTCGTTCAATGTAGCTGGAACCCCTACTTTAGCCTTTTCACCTTCATCAAGTACTTCAGGAACTACGGGAACTTATACTTACTATGTTTGTACTGCAAACACAACCATAACAACAACTGCTGGAGTTACGGGTGTTAAATATTTTATGATAGGTGGCGGTGGAGGTGGTGCTGCTAATGTAAGCGGCGGTGGTGGTGCCGGTGGATTGCGAACTAACGATTCTGTATTGTCAGGAAGTATTTTGTCTTCACAGTACGATAGTGGTGGAACATTAACATTAGCTGGTTCAACAGCATACACTGTAACAATTGGACAAGGAGGAGCTGGAGGGCCTATATCTGGATCAAATGGATTAACTGGAACATCTACATCCTTTACGGGAACAGGTATTTCTGTAACACCAGCAGCAGGTGGTGGAGGTGGTGGTGGAGACGCAAATACTGGATTAACTGGTGGATGTGGAGGTGGAGGAGGATTTAATAATGGTGTCGGGGGACCTGCTACTCAGGGATATAATGGTGGATCGGGATTTGGAAGTGGTTCGCTTAATGGTGGTGGAGGTGGTGGTATTGGTGGATTAGGAGGAAATGCTGGTGTAAATGGAGGTAATGGAGGTTCTGGTCTAACTTACTATTTGAACGGAGGCACATATGGTGGCGGTGGAGGTGGTGGAGCATATACTAATTTAGGAGGATCGGGTGGATCAGGTATTGGTGGAAATGGAGCAACGCGAACTGGTCTTGGAACAGTCGGAGCAACAGGTACAGGTTCTGGCGGTGGAGGAGGAAATAATTCGACATTTACAGGGTATACGGGTGGTTCCGGTATTTTTATACTCGCAATTCCTACCGTTCAAGCTGCAGCTACTGCCGTAACTAAATTAGGATCAATCGCTATCGACAGTGTTAGTAATAACTTACTTATATCGGCAACTAAAGGTCTAGGTATTACCGGTATCGCAGGACCTACAGGCTCAACAAATACTTTAACATACAACAGTTCCAACGGAGTGGTGAGTTACAGTAATAATTTCACAACTCAGTCTGCTTTCGGGGCAATATCAGGAACAATAGTCACTGCCAATAATCTGCAGTTTAAGTTTAATTCAAGTCCTGGATCCGTTTGGCCACAAGTAAGAGGTAATTCGGCAACTCCAACTATAAATTGGTCTGGAACTGCTAGTATAAATTCACGTGGAGCTACTGCACTTGCATTTTCAAATGGTGGCACTACTCTAAGTAGTAGTACGTGGACTAACTTTTTTTCATCAGATAATATGAGTTCAGGTGGGGATAGTGCGATTATTAATATTCAAGACCAAACTAATTCGTTAGTTTATCGTGCAACGTGTATAAGAGGCACAGCATCAGATGCTAGTGGTGGATCAGGAAGTATAATTGTAGAAAGGTTATTATAGTAACTTTAAGCCTTGCAAGCGTGTAAGTTTATGATATTTCCAGTGATGCTGTACGAAAATTCAATACCTAAAAACTTTGACTGGAACGCGATAGTAAGGGGTGCAATATATGTTCCGGTAAGGTAAAAGATATATTCTTGCATATCCCGTACTTTACCATCAGAGCATGGTGACGGATGAATTAGAGCAACTGATAAAACCTGGTAATCAACTGGAAATCCAGCCGAGGCCCATTGAATAAGGTTCTGCTGAATCCCCGATGTACTTGGGTTAATAATGTATATCATAGATGCCTTGTCTTTTTCTTCAGATTCACGAGTTGTGTCGTGATACTGCACCAGATCGTCCAAAGTCATAATGTAAGTGGGACCAGTATCTCCCATTTTACAATAAACGGATAAGAAAACTACTCAGCTTTACTTGACTTTTCAATCAAAGCTGATTTTATTTCATGATGGTATGTTGCTGTATTCGGTAGTATTACGCCTTGCGAGAAAACAGGGAAGGGCAGCACTTCTTGACTTCAGCTAGAGCAACTGCCTCAATCTTCCCAACTTCGGCGAGAGCAGCCTTCTTCACTTCCGCCTTCACTAAATCTACAGCCTTAATCACATGAGGCAGGGCATCATTGACCCAGTCCATCGCAGCCGTACGAACCGACAGAGGCAAATCGGCCGCACGGATTTCAGACTTTACTAGCTCAGCCACCTTCTTGATTTTATCATCTACCGCCAACTCACCCTCCATCTCAACTTCTGCAATTTTTCCGAGTGCAAGTTTTAGAACAGACGTTAGGTCCGAGAAATCTACAGTAGATGTCGCGGGCGCGGGTGCAGGCGCGGGTTCTACTACACCTGTAGCAGCAGCAGGTACTACGGGATCCGACATTTATTTGTTACTATTCGGTAAATATTCTGTAAATCTCAAACTTACCTGAAAAATCATGTAAATATAAATGCTGCGGTTGTTTTTAGGTGCGCTGGCGTTTATGGGAGCGAGAGCACAGACTCCAGGATACGACTGGAATGGATTCAGTGCATCTGGTCTCGGATGCGGTTCTGATTCAGGTGCGCTCAATGTAGGTCTCGGTCAGTCTTTGCCGGCTGACGCTACCGGTTTGAAAGTGAAACAGATCGCATTTGCGATTTACGGAACCAATTCCCTTCCTGCGTTTATTCAGCTGGATGGAAGTACCGCTACTCCCCGCCTTTCAACATCGTCTGCAGTCCAGTGCTGTGGTTCAGGATGCGATCTAGCTGTCCAGGTAGGTCTTGCAGGATACTCGTGGTACAATTCTCCATGCGGTCAAGCTCCGTGCGGTAACGCTAATAAATGGTACTATATGGACTTCTCGGGTACAGCCGTGGGAACAACTCAACAAACGGGTATATCCCAGGCAACCTT